TGGGTGCAGGTAGAAGCGGCAGGCTATAAAGGCGTGATGCTGCGGGCCATAGGGAACCGCAACGGTGTCCCCTACATCGACCCCACCTTCGAGGATAACTATACCAATGCAAAAGCGGCAGGGCTGGATATTGGCGTCTACTACTACACCGACGCCATCACTGAGAAGCTGGCTGACGAAGAGCTGGCTGCACTGCGGCAGGCGCTGCGGGGCAAGGAGCTGACCCTGCCGGTGGCGGTGGACATGGAAGATGAAATGCTTGCCGTGCTGAAGCCGAACGACCTGACCAACCTCGCGGCTTACCACCTCGAGCAGATCGAGAAGATGGGGTTCTTCGCCCAGCTCTACACCTACACGAGCTATGCCAACGTCCATCTGGACATGGCAAGACTGGCCGGGCGGTGGGACATCTGGCTGGCGGACTACACGGGCAAGACCCCGAAGGTGCAGTTCAAGTACAGCGCTCACCAGCAGTGAGGGCCGCGTGCCGGGCATCAACGGGCCGGTGGACCTCGACGTCACGACGGTGAACTACCCGAAGATCATCAAGACAAAGGGGCTGACCCGGCTCCGGGAGGCATAATGGAGCTGTATGAGTCGTTGAAAGTCGTCGGTGCAGCGATGATCGGCCTCTTCGGGTTTGTGGCATCGCTGGACAAGATGGTTGATCTCTGGAAAAAGTACAAGGGTCTGGCCGAGGCTCCAGACAAGGCCCAGAACGAGGAGATAAAAAACCTGAAGGATGATGTGGAGCTGCTGAAGACCAGGATGATGAGCGTGCAGGATGCACTGGGCAGGGATATGCGGCGATTCAATAATCTCGATGACCTTGTCCTGCTGATCCTGGACGGCGTGCAGAACCTGTTAGAAGCACAGCTCTCGGGAAACAACCACGATGGCATGGAAGCGTGCCATCAGAACATTCTTAAGTACCTCATGAAAGGAGCGACCAAACATGGAGACAGCAGTGAGTAAACTTCTGAGCATCCTGCCCACCCCGGTGGCGGCAGTGCTGATGCTGGGCGGCGTCATCTTCTACGTCTTGGGCTGCGTCAGGTTGGGCTACGGTGCCGCCGTAAGGCCTCTCGTCCTCGACTTAATAGTCCGGGCCGAGCAGGAAATTCAGGGCACAAAGCGTGGCGCAGAGCGAAAGGCCTGGGTGACGAAGGTGCTGAGAGCGGCCCTGAATAACAGCAAGTATGGCAGATTCGTCTCGTGGGCCATCACCGACGAGACCATCGGAACGGTAATACAGTTTTTCTTTGACCAGATGCGAAAGGCACTGGAAAACTGAAAATAACCGCTTATAAACCAAAGGAGGACACTATGAACCCTTATTACGGTGCATATCCTCCGCAGGGCCTTCCTCAAGGAGTGAACGGTCTGGGAGGATGGCAAAACAGTCAGCCCATGGGGTACCCCGGGCTGGGAAATCAAAATGGATACCAGCAGGCTTCTGTCCCGGCACTGCCCGGGCGGGTCATCCGTGATATTGCGGAAGTCCGTCCCAACGAGGTGCCGAACAACGGAAGCCCGGCCATCTTTCTGAAGGATGACATGAGCTGTATCTATGTGAAATACCTCTCGAACGTAGGAAAAATCGAAACGATGGTCTTTGCCCCGACGACGCCGGAAACCGAAGCCGCTCCTGCAAACGCGGAGCTGGAGGATATTCGGCAGAAGCTGGACGAGCTCCTCAAACGGACGCCAAAACGCACAAAACCTTATCACAAGCCGTACCGAGGAGATAAGAAGGGAGAAGACCATGAACCAGAACCGAAATAATCCCATTGCCGGAATGCTGGGCCAGCTGCTCCGGCAGAACCCTCAGATGCAGTCGAACCCGCTGGCTCAGAACATGATCTCCGTCATTCAAAATGGAGACGATGCGAAGGGCGAACAGATCGCACGGAACCTCTGCGAGAGCTACGGCGTGACCCCGGAAGAGGCCTACGCAAGGGCGATGCAGTTTTTCCAGAGACGTTGAACTGAAAAGGACGTTAAACATATCTCTTTGATGTGAATTGGGCTTTTGCTCAGGATACGCGCGGCCTGAAAGAAGGCCCAGTGAACATATCCGAACATCCATTCACTGATATTTCCGAAGGAGGAAATGATATGTTTAACACTGGTATGAACATTCCGAGTCTTGCTGACATCGCTGCTGTGACAGGGAACCGGAACGGAAATGGCTGGGGCGACTGCGGAGGCGCATGGTGGATCATCGTCATCCTCTTTGCACTGTGGGGTGGCTTTGGCTGCGATGGCAACGGCTATGGCGGTTTCGGCGGCCGGGGCAATGGTACCCGTACTGCCAGCCAGGCAGATGTCCAGCGTGGTTTCGACAACCAGGGCGTGATGAACAAGCTGAATGGCCTCGAGAATGGCCTGTGCGACGGTTTCTACGCCGTGAACACCAGCCTGCTGAACGGCTTCAACAACACCAACACCGCGATGCTTCAGGGCTTTAACGGCGTGAACACCGCCCTCATGCAGGGCAATTTCGGCATTCAGCAGGCCATCAACGCCGACACCGTGGCCAACATGCAGAACACCAACGCTCTGCAGGCCCAGCTGTCGAATTGCTGCTGCGAGAACCGTCAGGGTCAGGCACAGATCCAGTACGATATGGCCACCAACACCTGTGCCATCACGACCGCCATCGCCAACCAGACCCAGCAGATCATGCAGAACGACAACGCCAACTACCGGGCCCTGCATGACGAGATGGTGGCAAACCGGATGGCAGACAAGGACGAGACTATCGCCCAGCTCCGTACTCAGCTCAGCCAGATGTCTCTGGCGGCCAGCCAGCAGGCACAGAACAACTATCTGGTGAGCCAGCTCAGGCCCGCACCCAACCCGGCATACATCGTGCAGAACCCCAATGCCGCTGTTGGCTGCAATGGCCTGACCGGCTGCTGCAACATGGCAAGCTAAATTCAAAATGGAGGGCGCTGGGCAAGGAGCCTGGCGCTCTTTCTTTTTGATATTCAGAAGGAGGAACGAACATGATCGAGATTTCCAATTCGACCGCCCAGACTCTGACCCCGGGGCAGGCTATTGCGTTTGACGTGACCAACCTGAAGACGCGCTGCACTGCTGAGTGCCACAAGACCGGCATGACGGATGTGCGGCTGAACGGGATCTACGAGATCGTCTTTTCGGGCAACATTGGTGGCGTGGCAGCAGGTGCCGTGCAGCTTAGCATTTCCGCAGGGAATGCAGTGCTCCCGGGCTCTACCATGATCTCCACCACCGCTGCGGCCGGTGACCTGAACAACGTGGCCAAGACCATGCTGGTAGGCAACGGCTGCGGAATGTATGATATTATCCGTATCGTGAACACCGGCACTGCCAACCTGACCGTGGGGCCTGGTGCAAATCTTGTGGTCAGACGGATCGCATAAGGAGGGCTGAAACATGGAGGATCGTTGCATGATGAGCTTGCGCTCGATGATGGACACTCTGGTGGATGCCCAGAAAGTCGAGCTGGCGAAGGGCGTGGACTCTGCAGACACGGAGGAGTCCGGGAAAGTGATCGACATGATCAAAGACCTGGCTCAGGCCCAGAAGTATTGCTGGGAAGCCTGCTACTACAAGACCCTGATCGAGGCCATGGAGGATGCAGACTACCAGCGGATGGGATACACCCAGACGCCCAAACAGCAGGCCTTTATGAAGGACTGGCTGCGGGACCCGGAGGAGTTCGAGAAACGTATGCGGGACAAGGACCACGGCGAATGGCCTTTGAGCCGCAGAGGAGAGTTCCGGTATGAGGAAGGCCAGTACGGTCGGCCTTACGGGGAGTATCTGGAGGCTCGGAGGCACTACACGGAAAGCCATTCTGCCATGGACAAGGCGGATATGGACAAGTACGCCGGGGAGCATCTGATGAGCGCCATGACCGCTATCCGTACCATCTACGGCGATGCCGACCCTGAGCTGCGGAAGAAGATCAAGGCAGACTTCTCCAAGCTCGTGGCGGACATGCCGACGTAATTTCAAAATGGATCGGTTTATGATGAACGGGATATTCTGGCGAGTGCTGCACACAGACCAGGATGACCCTATACTCATAGACCGCACCGGCAGAAGGACTCTTGCCGTGACAGATCCCCGAACGCATTGCATCTGGCTTGCTAAGGGACTACACGGCAGGAGTCTGGAGCGGGTGCTGTTGCACGAGCTGGGACATGCTACCATGGTAAGCTACGGGATGCTGCCAGAGCTGCACCGCATGGTGAGACCAGCCTATTGGACTGAAGCTGAAGAGTGGATTTGCAACCTGTTAGCAGACTATGGCGCAATGATATTTTGGAAAGCGTCTGACCAACTTGGCTATGATATTTTGGAATGGCAACCGCCCTATGCAAGGGATGGCATAGCATGAAAAAAGGCCCTGGAGATACACTGCGCTGGTTGCGGCGCGGAATTTTCAGGGCCTTTTATTTTTTTTTTTGCGTGGGGAGATGTGGATGACGGCGGAAGGGTGCTGGTTATTCGTAGAGTAATCCTATATTTTGGGGAGAAAATGACGATGATACGATGGGGTAAAAGACTGCTGGAAGAACTCGTCCGGGACGGCAGCGCCATCCTCTTCGTGGATGAGTTCCACACCATCGTCGGCGCCGGTGCGGCAGAGGGGGCTATCGACGCGGCCAGCATCTTAAAGCCGGTGCTGGCCCGGGGTGAGCTGCAGCTCATCGGCGCGACGACGAATCAGGAATTCCGCACCCACATCCAGAAGGACGCCGCCCTCGAGCGCCGATTTGGCCGCGTCCAAATCGAAGAGCCTACGCCGAAGCAGGCCGTGGATATACTGGAAGGTCTGGCACCCCGCTACGAGCGGTATCACGGCGTCCGCCTGCCCAACGAAGCCCTGCGGGAGGCCGTGGAGCTCTCGGTGCGGTATCTGCCGGGGCGCTGTCTGCCGGATAAGGCCATCGACCTCGTGGACGAAGCCTGCGCGGCGGTGCGCATCCGGGCCGAACGGGAAGGGGAGAAAGACCCCGTCCTCAGCCGGAAGGAAATTGCCCGGGTGGTGGCGCAGGCCAGCGGCGTCCCGGCAGAACGGGTGGGCGAAAAGGAGCGGGAACGTCTGGCCCGCCTCGAAGAGCGCCTGAACGCCGAAGTCGTGGGCCAGAGCCGGGCTGTCGCTGCCGTGGCCGGGGCCATCCGGCGCAGCCGCACCGGGCTTGGAGAGCCGGGCCGGCCAATCGGTGCGATGCTCTTCCTCGGGCCGACCGGTGTCGGCAAGACCGCGCTGGCAAAGGCGCTGGCGGAGAGCTGGTTCGGCAGCGAGAAGGCCCTGCTCAAGTTCGATATGTCGGAGTATCAGGAGCAGCACACCGTGGCGCGTCTGCTGGGTGCGCCTCCGGGCTATCTGGGCCACGACGAGGGCGGTCAGCTCACTGAGGCCGTCCGCCGCCGTCCCTACAGCGTGGTGCTCTTTGACGAAATCGAAAAGGCGCACCCGGATATTCAGAATGTGCTCCTGCAGATGCTCGAGGACGGCCAGCTGACCGACTCCATGGGCCGCAAGGCGGATTTCCGCAACACCATCGTCCTGCTGACCTCCAACCTCGGCGCACGATTCCTCGCCGGGCAGAGCGCACCGCTGGGCTTCGGGGCGGGAAGCGAAGCCGCCTTTGAAAAGCAGTCGGAAGCCGCCGTTGCCGAGGCGAAAAAGTGGTTCCGGCCGGAGCTGGTGGGCCGTCTGGATGAGCTCATCGTCTTCCGCCCGCTGGAGGAGCAGAGCCTCTGCTCCATCGCCGAAAAGCTGCTGGGCCAGCTGGAAGAGCGTGCTGCCCGCAGCGGCTATCAGTTGACCCACACGGCCCGGGTCGGCCCGGCGCTGGCGGCAAAAGCACATTCGCCCTATGGCGCGCGAGAGCTGCGCCGACAGGTAGACCGGGCCGTGGAGCAGGCCTTCGCCGACCAGATCGCCTCCGGCAGTGTGAGCCTCGGACAGCACTGGACGGCAGACTGCACCGAGGACGGCACGATCGTGGTGCAGGAGACGCAGACGGCGGGTGTCGGCTGAAAAGCTCTTGCATCTGCTCTGGTTTTCCGCTATGATAGAGGGCAGGAATCACCAGAGGAGGAAGCCGAATGCGCTATCTGTTTTTGCTCAACCCCACCGCCGGTAAGCGGGACTGCACTGCTGAGCTGGCCCCGGCCATCCAGGCCGCAGCCCAGCGGGCGGGCATCCCGCCGGAAAAACGGAAGGTCGTTGTGACCCGGTACGCAGGCCATGCCCGGGAGCTGGCCGCTGAGGCGGCGCACACCGCGCAGGCCGACGGTGAGCCGGTGCGCATCTGGACAGCGGGCGGCGACGGCACCTTCAACGAGGCGCTGACAGGGGCGCAGGGGTGCAGCCTCGCGGCGGTGGGGTGTCTGCCCTTTGGCAGCGGCAACGATTTTCTGCGCACCTACGGCACGCGGGAAGAGTTCAATGACCTCGACGCCCAGCTGGCGGGCAGCGAGGTGGACATTGATCTGATGCAGACCGACCTCGGCCTTTCGGCGACCATCTGCGCCGCCGGGCTCGATGCGCAGGTGGCTTACGGCATCCCGCAGTTCCGGCGCATCCCGTTCTGCGGCGGCGAGATGGCCTATGCACTCTCCATCGTCAAGCAGCTCTGCGGCCACATCGGCCGGAACGTGACCTTCACCATCGACGGTGAGGAGTTGACGGTGGACTGCCTGATGTGTGCCGTCTGCAATGGCCGCACCTATGGAGGCGGCTTTTATGCAGCCCCCGAGGCTCAGCCCGACGACGGCTGGCTGGACGTCTTCATCATCCGCAGGGTGAGCCGCCTGACGATCGCCCGCCTGCTGGGGATGTACAAGAGCGGCAGGCACTTCCAGAACGGTGAGCTGACGGAACAGGCGAAGCCCTACTTCATCTACCGCCGGGCAAAGTGCGTCTCCCTGCGCCCGGCAGACGGACGCGGCCCTATCGTGGCGACTGCCGACGGCGAGTGCGCTCCCTGCGACGCCATCACCGCCCAGCTCAAGCCGCTGGCCGGGCGCGTCCTGCTGCCCAAACCGGCCTATGAGCGGTTCATGGCCCAGCGTGCCAGCGTGTAAAATGAAAGTATGAGAAGCGCCCTGTACTTTTCTTTAGGGGCTCATCGGATGATCAACAAAGGCGGCGGCCTTCCTTGTCAAGGGAAGCCGCCGCCTTTTCCGTTATCTTACAGCCTGTTTCAGCTGCTCCAGGTCATCCGCATCCGGGTGAGAAAGAGCCTTGTCAAAATTCTCGATCATGGCATCCAGATTGGGCAGATGGATCGGCTGCTTTTTCATCTCTTCGTACCGCTGGCGTACGGACATCGGCATTTTGCCCTGACACATATAGCAGCCGAAAACAGTGTTGCTCTTGTCCAGCGAATGCTCCACCTTTTTCAAGATCTTATCAAAGTATTCTTTACTGCCGCCGAAGCCGGCAGTGCCAAAGAGAAAGATGTTTTTGCCGTGCAGCTGCTTCAAAAAGTCCGAAGTGCTTTCATCGGCATTTCCCTTGTCCGTCCAGAAGCCCACATAAAGGGTGTCCGCTTCCATGGCAGCAGGATCCGGGATGCCGAAATAATCGCAGCCTTCCTGCGGCAGGCAGTCGTGCAGCGTATCTGCCAAGATTTTTGTGTTGCCTGTTTTGCTGCTGTATACGATCGCGTAACTCATAGCTTCTCCTTTGTGAATGCCTTTTTGTTAAGTATATCGTGATTTTTTGTCGGGTGGGTTTATACGTTTTTTGCTTCTTTTTCTCGCAAAGCATCATAAACACAGCGAGTTCCCTGATGTGCCATCAGCCCGCCCAGACACTTCTTATTGCAGCGGAGACAGCGGTGGATCTGTTCCGCCTGTCCGTTTTTCAGCTTGTTCACCCAATCCGGGTCTGCCAGAAGCTGGCGGCTCATGGCGGCGCACTGGATGCGTCCGCTGGCGAGCTGCTGCTCCACAAGATCCGGGTCGTTCAGACCACCGACACCACAGATGGGCAGGTCGGTGTACTGCCGCACCTCATCGCAGAATTTGAGGAAGCATCCCGGCTGGCTGAAATAGGGATGATCGGCGGGCGGGATGGTGTTTTCCAAGGCGGAATGGTTTGCCAGCGTTACATGGAAGCTGGTCACACCCGCCTGCTCCAGCAGCGGAACGAACACCGGTAGTTCTTCTTCCACCACACCGGCATTGCCAAAGTGCGGGTTTTCCTGCCGGACGGCCAGCTTGTAATCAATGGACATCCCCGGAACCGCCGCATGGACAGCCGAGACCGCTTCCGCCGCAAAACGGGCGCGGTTTTCTGCGCTGCCGCCGTATTCATCGGTGCGGTGGTTGAAGATGGCCGAACTGAAACTGCCGCACATCCGGTCGCCATGCACCTGCATCATATCAAAACCGGCCTGTTTTGCCAGCACCGCCGCTTTTCCAAACCCGCTGATGATGGTCCGGATCTTCCGTTTGGACATCTTTGTAATGTAAGGAGAGACTTCGGCGTTCAGCTTTTCCCGCAGCTGGTCCGGGGTGATTTTTTTCAGCAGCAGACCGGGAATGTATTTGAACATCGCCAGCAGGTTGGAATCGCTCTGGTGCAGCTGGGCACAGACTTTGCAATCCGCATCATGGGCGATTTTCACGACCTGCTGGTAGAATTCAAAGCCTTTGGGGTCAAATAGAGATTTTTCAAATTTGCTTTTGCCCACCGGGACATCGCCCACGATGATCATGGCACAGCCGCCCTGTGCAATGGCACGGATCTTTGCAAGGTATTCTTCATCCGACAGCCCGAATGTTGTCGGCGCAAAAATGATGCGGTTTTTCAGCTGCATCCCACCGTAATGGATCGGGCTTAGAATCGTTTCGTACATCATTTGCACACTTTCTTTTGCACTGTTTTTTGCAGTAATGTCAGCAGCTGCTGCCGCTCCTGCGCTGTCAGTCCGCCCAGACTCTGCGCATCCCAGTCGATAAAGACCTGATGACAGATCACAAAGGCGTTTTCACCCCTCTGGGTCAGCTTCAGGTGGTAGCTGCGCCCATTCTTTTCTTTCGTCAGAAAGCCGTCTTCGGCCAGCTTGTTCAGGCTGCGCTGGGAGTGGCCCCAATCCAGATGCAGATCTTTGGTCAGCTCCGAAGGCGTACAATCCGGATGCTTTCCTACATAAATGACAAAATATATCAGCCCGAAACTCAGACCCAGTTCCTGTAACCGCTGGGTCGTGTAAGCGGCAAACTCTCTGTGCAGGGTCAGAATGCAGGAAGATACCGTGGATGGCTCCATTTCGTCAACTCCTTTTGCTTTTGAATGGAAAGCATTATAGCACCGTTACTTGACGAAGTCAAGTATTTTGACTGCACTGTGCTTCGGAGCGAAAATATGAAGGTGAACCGGAATTGCCCAAATAGAGAGATGATCCCCCTATAGTTTAACGCACTGGTCTTATGACGGGTGCGTTTTTTGTTATCTGAAAGGCAGATGGAACGTAGATTGTTCGTACATGGCGAGGGCAAAAAGAACATACACTCGACAGGCTCATGGAAAGGACATAAAAACTTAACAAAGAAATTTGCAAAACCCCTTGATTTTTGACTCCAAGATGAGTACAATACACTTAGCACTCAAGGAAAAAGAGTGCTAAATAACCGGAAGGGCAAAGCCCACGGGACATAAAACAGTTTATCTTTTATATTTATAATAGGAGGGCAAGAACGATGAAGATCATT